TAATAATGTAATAAGATATCCGTCCCATTCTTCATTTTTTTCAAACCACTCAATAACATTCTTGATATCTTCCATGTTCCAAAATGGCTGCACCTCTGTTTTACCTTTTTTCTTAGTCGCATAATCTCTTGTCTGTGCCATATTAAATAACCTCTCTTTCTATATGTATTATTCTCCGTTTTTATAGTATCTATCTCTAATTTGTTCGGCTCTATCATATGCCTCCAATAAATCGTCACACCATCTAATTTCTATATTCTTAGTTTGTTTTCCGCAACAAGGTTTATTAAAACAAGCTAGATCCTTTATATGCCATTTTTCACGCTGATGACCTCCACGCTGAATTCCAGATCCAAGTTCATTTATTTTCATACAATTTAAACATAAAAATTTTGAACTTCTCTTTGGATTTCCCATATTCATTTTTCGTCACCTCTTTTCTGTAATAAAAAAAAGAAGCAGTTGATTCCTGCCTCTAATATTATTATACTGTAGTTCTATTTTATTATTTTTTCAAATCTATCATCTATAATCATGTGTTCTGGTTCATCGTTCCATACGTTTAAGATAACAGTTTTATCTTTTTCTTGAGTTAATTCGTACCAATGACAATGATTATCATCAGGATAATCATCTTTATCGGTTACTATATAAATATCTCCAATATTTATTATAAAATCTGGATTACTCATCTCAAGACATTGTGAATTAACTTCACGTTTACATTTTAATTTATCACCAATATTATATAACATATCTACCTCCACTTGAAAGCAATTTTTCTTTGGATTATCAAAGGTATTCGTAATTAATTTCTCTATTATCTATAGTTGTTATTCCATTATCATCAATATAACAAACTATTCCTTCTTTTATTAAGTCTTTTATGACAGCACGCTCGTCTAATTTCCTCTGGTTTATATTATGAGTTCCAGTGATCAAATTATTTATATTCATTTGTACTTCATTTAATAATATCTATAATAATATTATTTTATCATGAATATAGTCTTTTTCTGTGCCATAATACATTATATTGAATCTACCTTCCTTTTTGAAATAACTCATTCGTTTTATAAACCTATTTATCTAAAATCAAAAATATCTTATTCCTTGTTATATCTACATTAATACCATAATTCTTTTTTATGTTCATTTATCCATTCATCCAATTCTGGAATAGATTCATCATACGATGCATGTTCAGTATCATATGAAAATCTACATCTTGGACATTCAAGACAAGAAGCTCCATTAGGACGCCCGTATGATTTATTGATTATTTTACATAAATCCCCATCTTTATTAATTTTTCTACTCCACTTCCCAGTCGTATCGACCGACAATATCAACGGGCATCCACATTCAGGACATTTAGGACATTCATTCTTCATACTTTTCCCTCTAATTTACCTCTCATTATCTATATAAATATAACTATATCATTATTTTCAACAACGTTTTCAACGGCACTAATCGTTGTTGCACAAATTATTCCATCTTTTTGCCTGTAAAAACCACCTGAATAATTATAATATAATTTTGATAAGTTTCTATATTTTTTTATTAAATAAATATTTTAACATTTGCCAATAGCAGCTAAATGAATTTCGATGAATTTCTACCATTTCTTTTGATATAAAATTTTCCCTTTGCTTCTCAAAATCTAATAACTCTGTTTTGTTTTTAAATTCCATATCGCCTCCTCCTCTTTCGTTTGAAATCAATTTTTTCTTTGCTCTATAAATTTTCTATCATCTTCTTGATTCGTTCAATCTCTTCATTTGTATGTGGTGTTCCACCTGCATTCATATCCACATACCACTGAAGAACCTCTTTTTCAGTTTTCAAATCATTTACATTGAAAATTAAATCTATACTTAGTGGTATTTTATCTTCAAAATCTTTGTAATAACTACCAAAAACTTTAATTTCATTTTTTAAGAATTTAGTTACCGCTGTAATTCTCTGTAAACCATCAACACATACAAAATCATCATAACCATTTACGGTTTTCGTCATTTGCCAACTTGGTTTATTAAAATAAATTACCCTCGCTGATTTTCCTCCTCGAAGTAAAAATTCAACAAATAGCATTTGTTGTTTTTCCGTCCATACATGTCCACGCTGAAAATTAGGATTCAATTGTAACTGATAATATTCATCTTGTTCCCATTCTGAAATCGTTTTTAACATGTGAGTTAATGGAATATTCGTGTTGCATGATCCAGCTCTTGTCAATTGTGGAATATCTTTAAATTTTGTTATTTTCTTCATTTAATCATCTCCATTCTATGAATTAATTAAAAATAATTTCTCATCGGGTTAAATATGGAATTAACTTCTGACCACAATATTTGCATTTTGTAGATTCCATACTGACACCAGTTAAACAAGTAGGACAATAAACTCCTCTTGCGGTTTCACTCCATTTAATTTCCACTGGAATATTTTTATCTATTCCAATTTCTTTTAAGTATTCCTCATAAGTCATAGGTAATTACCTCCAAATTTTAAAAGAAATCGTCATTTCTTAACAATAATTATCCAATGTTGATATGTATTCACTTGCAACAATATGCTCGTCTTTTATTTGTGGAGCTGAATCAATAGACTCGCCATTAAAATTAACTAGGGCTATTGTGTCACTTTCAATGCAAATAATTTTCGCCTCAGAATTATATACCTGAATTCTTTTTAAAATCGTTTCAATTTTGTCAAAACATTTTTGCATATCACGAATGTCTTTCTCTTTAATGCCATTAGTCATTTTATATCACCTCTTCCAATCTTCCAAGTAAATCATTCTTTCTTAGTTGAAAATAAACTGAAAATCTTTATCATTTATTTCCACTGTGATAAGTTCTTTATTGTTGTCAAGAATATCTACAACTGCACTTTCATATTTTGCATATGCTGGGGTGCATTCATATTCCTTGCCCTCTGTAAAGTGGTCGTCTGTTTTTCTACAAATAGCTTTATTATTTTTCATTCATATTACCTCTTCTAATCTTCCTAATAAATCATTTTTTACTTCAATTATCGCATTCAACCTACCTTTAATCTGTAAATCATATGGACTATCAGTATTTTTTAATAAATCTTCAAGTCTGCCAATTTCTGTATCAAGCTCATTAATATATTCTTTTATCTTTTCTCTCATATCTGGCATATAAATATCTCCTTATAAAATCTTCTTTGCCTTTTCTTTTAATTCTTTGATTGTAGTGGCATCGAATCCTGTTCCATCGTTAAGAATAACAAAATAATGTTGAACACTTCGATTTTTATTATAATCAAAATCAGCCTCAACATCCACTCTCACGACTCTATCTCGGATTCTTTTAGGTAAATAGTTTTTAATTTCCATAATATTACCCGCTTTCTATTTGCCAAGGAAAGTTAAATTTGCTTGCCTTATTCTGATTCAATATCAACTGGATTTTCCAATTTTAAAATCTCATCTCTATGCTCTACTAACGCAGCACTTGCAATAGCATTTATTTTATTCTGGCAAAATGACTCAATTTCTCCTTTTGCTTCCATAACAGTTTTGTCCATCTGTTCATTAAATTGATCTGCAATAAAATCTAAATTACATCCAATATCCATACTTAATGTTCTAAGTTTAGATATTACAGCTTCTTTGTCTGCTTTTGTTAATGCTTTCTTCTGAGAAAACAAATCGGTCACATCCTGAATTAATTGCTGTGACTCATTCATTACATCCTTTGTTTTGCCTTTGAACTCATCAGTAAACTGCTCTCTTTTGCTAACAAAATCACATTCAGGAATCCTACCATCTTTTTCGGTATAGCGTATAGTACATGGTACACCAGAACCGCATCCAAAAGATGTAATTGCTTCAGCAAATTGTGAATAACTCATCTCTATTTCTGCAATAGGAGCTTTACCATAAACCCAATCTCTATTTAATCCACGCTCTATCTCTGCATGTCTTAACTCCATTGTTATCACATTATTATGCTTGATACTACTGCCGAATAAAGGTGTTACACGGCTATTTGATCTATTAAACATAATAGTTCCATATGACGGATGGGAAGTTCTAGTCCCAAAATCTGTTTCTTCTACTTTATATTCGTTTTCCATATATTCTATTCTCCTTTCAAACTAACAGTAAACTTAGATTTCCTTGTATCCTAAAACTTTTAGACAATGTATAAATCCATCAATCTCGTTTTCTTGAACCATTTCCTTTTGTTCATATCCATCATCATTGATATGAACTGCATAATAATTACAAATTTTCATTCCAATATAAAAAGTTTGTTCCATATCAACTACTCCTTTCCTTCCACAAGAAAACTTGGATTCATTGGCTATTATTTGTCTTCTAAGTCCAAAACATTTTTTACAGCATCTTTTATATAATCCATTTCAAATTTGTAATTCACCATTTCTCTTAACGATTCTTCTAATTTATACGAAATGGATTCTTCAACTACATTTCTCACATAGTTTATCATAACCTGATCCCATTGATTGTTGCAGCATTTAGACACATCTACATCGGCGGCTGCATCCATATTATAATCACTCCAATCATATTGTGTATTCATAAATGTTGTAGATAAATCATTGTCTTCACACTTTCCATACAACCATTCTGCAACAGAAATCGAATGTAACTCTTTGCCAATTTTATTAAACACATTATCATCTGTAAATAACCAATATTCTTTATCACTTGACAAATAACAGGTTTCTTCATTATTTAATTGTTCCGTTACTTCGTCTGTTAGCCATTCAATACTCACAATTTTCATATATTCTCTCTCCAATCTTCCAATGAATCTATTATTTACTTTGTTCTCTTTGTTGACCATCAATCTCAAAATTAGATTGTTCTTCCATGATAATTCCAATACTTTTCATATAGTCCTCTTCTAACGTAAGCACTGTCTCAATTGTATCTTTGTCAATATTACATCTTTCTGCAATAAAATTTATTGCATCTTCCCATTCATATACTGGCGTATCATTCATAATACTATTCTCCTTTCTACATTCTACACAATATCATTTAACAACTCAATCGCTTCATCAAGTTTTTCACTCGCTTCTTCCATACTATCAATTGCATCTTCAGAACACATTCCTCTATAACTGCTTTGTAATCCTTCTGGCATATTGTCAAATGCATCCTGTTCTTCGCTTAATATAGAAGACAACTCACTTGATATCTGTTTTAGTTCAGATTGTGTACTTTGAAGTTTTGCTTTGAGCATATTTATCTTTTCTCTTCTATTCTTATTCATTTTGCTACTCCAATCTAAAAACAATCAACACCCCATACTTTATTTAATACTTTCGGATCATCTGGTATTTCGCCACATGTTTTTGTCGGGATATTTAACTTATTATACTCATCCTCACTGATTTCAATTCCGTAATCACCAGGAGCAGATTTATTAAAATCATCTCTATAGTGTGGCGATTTCTCTTTATAATAAAATTTATAATAACGCCCATTTGCTCTGTTGTTGTCATATCCCTCACATAATGTAGCGATTACTTTTCCTGTGCTAATTTCTGTTGTTACATTTCTTCGAAATCGTGGATCATACTTATTATAAGCAAGATATCCATGACTTAAGCTCCATTGTTTATTTTTTTCATCATTAGCTGACATTCGTTTTACTTCATCGTCAAAATTATCCCGGTAAACCTTGCCGGAATTTACACCTATTGTAAGATCATGTCGATTTCCATATTTGTCTTCTTGTGTCCATCTATATGTTTCTTCTCCATTGACATAATACTTACCTGTTCTACCTATACAAGTTACATTTCCATTTGAATCTAAGGCTGTCGTATTTCTTTTCGTTTTTGCATCATCAACTGCACGTCCTACGCTTGCAACACCTTTTAATCCTAACAATGCTAACATTTCTACTAGCATATTCATCAACCACCTTCCTATTTATTATACTTATCTGCCTTATTGTCAACATAATCTTTAAAGTCGTAACGGTTTTTTCCATCACCAAATTTCTGATTGTTTTGATTTTCTCCGCTAAACACACCTGAAAGCCATAAATAAATCAATATCGCTAATACAAACCCAATCAACTCTGCCATAATAATTACCTCCGTTTTTCTTTATATTATATCATGTCTTGTATCCTATTAAAATAATTTGAAGTTTCTGATTTATCGGTTAAACATAATTGTAATAGTATATTCATGTTCACTTTCAATCATTGCCATTTTAACTCTAGTGTCTTTTTTAATTTCGTCACACAACATTCTTAATTGTTCTCCATTTAGGTTTTCTTCTGTTTCCATTATGGTTGTCATACCTTTGTATGTATCAAATTCACCTTCAAGCCATTTAATTCCATATTTAATATATTTTTTTGCTAACAATTTATAATCCATAAAATTAACCTCACTTTCTAAACCAAGTAAATTTCCGATTCATAGGTTTATCTTATCCTTGCATAAGTTGTAAATAATACCTCGCAATTCTTCGATCTCTGTTTCTGAGAGATATTCGTTTCTATCGGATTCTGGAATGTCATAGATGCTGCAAGTATCATCATCTTCAAACCAAATTTCAAAGATATGATGCCACATTCCATTATCACAATTATATTCGCAATGGATAAAATACGGATTGTCATCTTTATCGGTCAACTCTCCATCACCAATATCCAATGCAAAGGAAGTATCATCATTCCAATATGAATGACACTTGAATTTTCTTCCATTGCCCCAATCTATTTCATCAAGGACGGTTTCGGTTTTTACATATTTCATTTCAATCATTCCTTTCCTAGTAAATCATCGTTTCATTGTTTCTGCAATTTCTTTAACCCATTCGCAAGTTTGCATTCCGATATATTGACTTGTCAAATCTCCATGACAATATTTTGATTCTATCTTATTGATAAGTTCATTTGTAAAACCATCTATGAGATTGTTTCTGTCATCAATGCTTGCAACAACCCCTATCTGTTCTTCTGGTTTATCTATTGACATTTTGTAAATTTTATTATCCTTTATATGATAAATTCCGTTATTCATAATATTTCCTTTCCGAGTAAATCCTCATTTCATCTTCTAAAAAATTAATCAAATTTCTTCGATAAATAGTCTCTGCAAGCTCCAACTGGGACGCATTCACAAGCTTCGGAACAAGTTGTGCATTTACATGGGCATTTATCAAAATCAATTTGTCTTATTTCTGTGTTTGTCATGTCTTTATACTTTTTGTTTTCCATTTATTTCTACCTCCTATTTTCTAAAGAAACTCTTGTTTCTTATGACATTCGTTCAATCTTTTTCCAATCAATCTGTAAAAACATTTGACGGTTAAACTCTTCAAGTTCCTCTGCCTTTTCACACTGTTCACAGTAATCATCCACATCATCAAAGTAGTCATCTTCTGTTTCCATATACCAATCTTCCCAGTCCTGAGAGTCTTCATCCCATCTCTGAACTCCACCGCAATTACAATAATCGGGCTTAATTCTATTCTGTCTTTGATATGCATCATATGCTGCTAACATATCCATTACTTTTTTGCCTTCTTCAACTGTTTCTACAGGAACATAAAATGCTTCCTCTATTGCACCTGCTTGTGGAATCCACCATACTCTTAATTTATCCATTCTTTTTACCTACCTTTCTTATTTCCTTTGAAATTGCTATTTACTGTGCTGCTAACTCTTCAATTCTTTCGCATAATCTTACGAAAGCAACTTTAATACTACCATCACTGATCTGTGAAAGTTCATTATATAATTTCATTTCCGTTTGTTCTCTATATTCTTCATCATCGTATCCATCAGATAAACAATCAAAAATCCTTTTTGCTAATTCTGCACTATTCATTTTCATCACTCCAATCTATTAACAACATTCCATATTTCCATACCAAAACCACTGCACACCATCATAGTTTGCATATATATCATTACCTTTACTTTTGAAATATATTGGATAATCATTATTCTTCATTTCCATCACTCCATTTCTTGTCCAAAATCTCCATGTTCTAATAGTTCTCCATAACTCATATCTGAATAAGGTCGTTCAAAATAAAACCGTTGTGCTTCTGGATAATTTTCTCTTGCCTTTTCTATTTTCCTATCTTTCCATAGTTCCATATAATCCTCATCAAGATCATTGCAAACATCAAATGATTTGACTTTTACTTCATTTCCGCACTCATCAACCATAATTAAATCTAATTTCATTTCCATCACTCTAATCCATTTAGCTTATCAGTTTCCCTAACTCTACCATCAACTCATGTTTGAACCCAATAACTGCAAGAACTTGATTGATTCCTTCTGCATATCCTCTGTGATTCCATGCCTTAGTTTCCAAAATATGTCTTTCTGTTGTGTCATAACATTTTCCAGCTTTATAAAATTCTTTATTTGCGGCTTCTGCACTTCTGATCGCTTCATCCAATAATTTTTCACATTTCATAGTTTCTAGCTTCGTCATTTTCATCACTCCAATCTATGCCAAATTCCATGTTTTAATAGGTGTACTCACTGAAATATCAAAGTGTTCATCATTCCGTAAATCTTCAACCTCTTTTCTAAGTACAATACACTCAAATTTATTCTCTTTAATTGCTTTCCGAATTACCCTCATTGCACCTGCTTTCGATTTATAATTTCTGTTAAAAGTAGCTCTCTTGTCTTTATCTGCAAAGCCAACTACTTTATAATAAATTCTATCGGTTGCCTTCCAGAAATTTTTTGCAATCGGAATGAGAACATAATGTTCACACATCCATTTAAAATCCTTTTCCGTTTTGCTGATATAAGAATTACTACCATCAATAAATTCTATATGCTGATACATTTCAATCACTCTCCTTTATTTGTGTAATACCATTTCCAGTTTTCCATCATTAACTGTTACATCTAAGAACCACACTGCTATGTATCTGCCTGTATCATTCTTATGCAATTCATACCATTCTTTGTGATCTACACCATCATTTCTGAAACCGAATACGAATTGCTCTGTATCCATAGTTCCGTCGTCTAACTTCTTATCAATTTTATATTTCCATATGATAAATAAGTCGCTCGCATAATGTTCACACCAGCGACCTGCTTCTTGGATCAGCTTTGTTAAAATTGAGGAATAATTTATTTCCCATTTACATTTTAATGGATTAAAATAACCTATCTCTCTTTTAGTTCCTGCTAATGCATCTCTCAATTCTTTTATCTGTTCATCTCTATATTCAATCTCACATCTATATTCAGTCTTAAAATCTTTTTCCATATTTACTACCTCACTTTCTTTTCAAGAAACAGTTCTTTCCTTTGGTTTTATCCAACTGCTTTCCAATCAACTACCTGCTTATATCCGTCTGCCTGTAAGATATGAATTTCTTCATCCTTATCAAGTTCGTAATGATTTCTGAAAAATTCTTTTAACCCCTCTTCTCTTTCTGCTCTCCATAGTTCGTCATGAGTGATTACATCTCCAAATTCTTCTTCGCCCGTTGTTACGGTAATATCAGAAATTTTTCCAAAATACATTGCTTCAAGTAAATCTGTATCAACATCTCCCTTGACAATGTAATCTTGCCAATCTCCCTGACTGTACCCTCTAATTGTCCCAGTCTCAAAAGTATCTTCTGGATAAAGAAGTCTAATTACATCAATGAGAATATCTTCTATACATCTGCATTTATCATACATTTCCTTTGCTGTTTTATACTGTTCCTGCGTTAATGAATAATCATCGCATATATCTAGTGCATCAAAATCATTTGCAATATCATCTAATAGTTCATTTGCTTTCTGATACCATTCTGCCTCAGTACAGTCTGTAAAATCTCTATTACCCGTAAGAACAACTTGTTCATCGAAGTTTTCACAACCACAATAATCTTTCCAACTCTGATTGCTATTGTACAGCCACCATGTTCCATCGCCTGTGTTATCTATTTTGATTTCTACCATATCAATCAACCTCACTTTCTTCCCATAAATCAATCAAACCAGGTAATACATAACCTAAGTCTATCCAGCTAAATTCTTCAAACTCTTCAAGTTCTTTAAGTTCGTCTTCTGTTGGAATTTCCGCACCCATAATTCGCTTTACATCATTTTCTGTTCCACCAGCTTCAAGTATTCTATGTAATGTCATTTCTAATGCACCAGAAATATCATCACTTCCTTTTACTGTGATTGCATTCCGTGACCAATATTCATTGCAAAGATGAAATGTCACAATTGTTTCATTTTCTTCTAGCAAATCTTTTAACTCAATCATTTCGCTTACCTCTCAATCTCTATATCTGAAATCCGTTCTGCATACCTTGTTGCTTCGCTTTGCGTTCCAAATCCAATGTTGTATTCCCATACAGAATTATCTCCATATTTTACTTTGTGGAATATTTTGTATTTTTCACCAAGATCAAATTGTGCATATGTTACAGCTACATTTCCTTTTTCAGATAGCCATAACACTTCATCACCTCTGATTTTCATTTCGCATTCTCCTTCTTAATAAATAAGACAGACACATTTGTTTGCGTCTGCCTTATTATTCTCTGTATTATTTACCCTCAATCCATTTACATATCATTAAGTAAACAATAAAAACAATAATTGTTGTGACAATCACTTTCCAATTAAATAAATCTACTCCCATTTCATTTGCAATTCTATTAATTGCTAATCCTAAGAAAAATGGTAATACTTTTAACAATGCTTCTATAAAATTTTTCATTTTTGTTCATCCTTTCTTCTAAGTAAATTACAATTTCCTGTTAATCTTCCAAAGTCCAATTGCCAACTTTATTTCCATTGATATCCATTATGTAACCAGCTTGATATCCATATTCGAGTTTTTCTTTAATCTCTTTTAAATTTCGTCTTAACTCATATGCACTTCTGTCAAGCTCACCATCTTCATCTCTATAAGCTGCGCCACCTGTTTCAATTTCAATTTTCAGCATATCAATATTCCTCCTCATAGAATTTAATTGTTCTTTCCTTTTCAGCTTCATATTTCGTTTTATCAGTAAACAACGTGAGATAAATATCTCCCTCTGTATATGTGAATATTGCCATCTGTTCATCTGAATAAGCATAGGCACTATAACCATCTACCTGCACTAAATCGAATTTACATTTCTTTGCAAATGCATAACTTAAATCAGACATCCAATGTCCACCCAACATATAGTTTCCGTTTTTATCTTCTGTCTCTTCCATAAAGTTTACATTTGCAATTCGCTTTGTATCTTCATTTAATGAATATACTGATAAATCTAAGTCTGCAATTTCATACTCACTTTCTACTTTCTTTACTCCAAGCTTATCAATTAATTCAAAATATTCATTTCTCGAAACATATTTCATATCAATCACGCTCCTTCCTAAATCAACAACATTCTCTTATACTCTGGATTCTTTTTATGTCTATCTCCAACTTTAACGAAAATCGACTTTCCATTGTCAATAGTCACAGCTCCCCAAGGATCTGTCATAAGTGGATTTTTCTTCCAACCTTCAGGTATTTTAGATACAACTTCCATACCTCTTTCTTTTGCAACTTCCATTACATGTTCAAGTTTCTTTTCCGTTGCACTCTTACCTGTGGCAGATTTAAATAATCTGATGCAAGCTTCAATGATTTTCTTTCTGTTTTCTTCTGTATCTTCAAGCAACCAATCAAAGTTAATCACATTTCGTTTCCCATCAAATTTTTCTGTCACATTATATCCACCATAACAACCATTTTCTGAATCATGTACATAAGTATGGCAACCAATATAGGTTTCCATTACTTTATCAGTCCAACCATTTTTATACCACGCATAAGGTAATGAATTTTTTCCACCTGGATTTTCACAATGCACAATTTCAATTACCATTGTTTCCTGCTTTGCATTCTTACCAATTACATGTACCCATGTACTACCAAAATCTCTTTTTTCTATTTCATACTTCATCATACTAATCAACCTGCCTTTCTAATCATCAATTAAATGCTCAATGTGTGCTTTTTCGCTCAAACAAACTGGCGTATCAAGTGTTCCCATAGAATAATCATAATCATACCACTCACTCATTGACGGATTAGGATCATTCCAAATTGCATTACATAAATGACTTGCAATACAAAAGTTGTCTTCATCAATTTTTTCTTTAATAAATTCCTTTAAACTGTCAAGTGTTGTAATCTCATCCAATTCTTCATTAAGCTGACTCATTACATCTTCAAATGATTTCTCTTCAAATTCTGTTCTTGTCATACAATCATCTCCTTATCTCACATATGGAATATCTTTTCCATGCATATAATTTTCACCTCTAAAACAATCACCACAGTATTCCCAAATTCCATCATTCACCTTTTTGAATGTGGAATATGTTGTTCTGCCTTCTCCGTTTTCATCAATTCTGCTTGAACATGGTTCACCAATCTGTGAACAATCGCTTCTCATACAAACTGGTGGTAATAAATCCATAAAGAAATCAACCATATCTTCTGTGAAATACTCACCAACTTCATGTGCATCAAGTCCAAAATAGTGTTCTTTATCTACAACTTCCTTTCCCTTGTACATTTTCGGTTCGCTTAATGGAACACCGTCATATTCGACTTCTTCAATCACTAAATCTTCATTGAACCATGTATATGATTCATAATGCTTTTTATAAACTTCTGCTGCTTTGCGTGTTGGGAAGATTTGTGGATTACCTGCTGATAATCTATATTCTCCGTTGTAATACACAACTTCATATCCCTTAAGTCCTTTTGTCCATCCTGGAATATCAGTTTCGATCACATATCCGTTATCAACTGACCATTCAACTGCTTCATAATCATATTCGTCTACAGGTTCACCAACTGTTTTATACTTGTAACTTGCACATTCTTCTTTGCCTTTTTCTGTAAGTACAAAATGCTTTCCCTTGTCTGCTTTGTACCAATTGTTCCGTAATTTCATAATTCGTTTCCTCCTTGTAATAAAATAGGCAGCTAGGTATTTATTCTCCTAACTGCCTTTGCGTTTGCGTTATTCTGTTTAGTTGCTAAACATTACAGATACTCTGCAAAAATCTGAAGGTTAAATTTGTTACTCAACTCTTCAATAGTCATATCTTTAAGTTTCTTTGCAAGTGATAATTCGTTTGCATTATAACTCCATTCCATTGCACATCCGTTTGGTGTTGCAGGAAATTTCACTTCTACACAAATTTCATTTGTATATTCTGTAACTTCTGTTACTGTACCAAAGAAACTTTTATGTGTTCTTTCTCCATATTCCTTTTCATATTCTGTATCTGGGTTAGATACATACACTAAATCACCAACTTTAAACATCTTAATCACCTCATTTCTTTCCATAGTTTACACTCATTGGATGCCAACTCATATCAAATCCGAAATCATATTCCAGACATTCAACAATTTCATCCTCATTGAATGAAAGGGCTTTCATTTCTCTTATAATTATCTCCTCGAAATCATCTTCGTCCTCAACTATTCCCATGAGATAATTAATAAGATATTTAAGCTTCTTACCATGCTTTCTGTAATCTGCTAACTGTTTCCGTGTATTTTCCGTTATCATTTTCCCTCACCTGCTTCCTAAGAAATCTTAGTTTTAACTACTACAGATAATTCCACTGTTCGTTATCTAACATAATGCCTACTGCTACTACGTTAGCATTTAAATGCATTTCCTTTACCTTATTAGCCGCTTCATGCGGAGTGATAGCATTATCAATGACATCAACATTCTCTCTGCCTTCTCTTAACCACACAACTAAGTATCTATCCATAATTTGCTCCTTTCCTTTGAAATGCGAATTTACTCTGCTTTATCTCCGAACCGTAATGGTTCTAATTTAATTAACTTCCCACGTCTTTTGTTATGCCTCCCTAACCATATATCACAATTTTTATTCATATATGGCAACAAAGACTGTTCATTTGTTTCATGAATTGGGAAAGAAATTGTCTCTTCCAAATCATTTGTTCCATCTTTATACTTGTCTATAATATATAATGTTGGTTTTGTTTTCATAACGTAACACACTCTTTTCTAAAGCCAAAGAAACACGCATTTCACGAGTTGAATAAAGGAATACATTTTCCCATCAACTCAGAATTGTAGCAACCGTAATTTCCATCTTGTCCACTGCATAATATTTCACTATGTTTATCACAAAATCCAGCAATCACTTTCTTATCTATATAATTACCTAAAGCCATTTTGTCTTTTGCAATCACATAACCATGCCACATTTTTGCCGTACTTCCACATATAATACACTTTTCCGTTTTTAAATGCTGCATAATATCACTCTACCTTTCCTAATGAAATATCCATTTACTTGCCTTTACCACCATTCTTCTTCGTCATCATCAGATGTTTCCCAACCTTGATTCGGATCGCCCAATGATGGAGCAACTTTTTCATATTCCATTTCTCTTGTGGTAATCTTGATTGAATATTCAAGTGCTTCATTGTCTTCATCGTAACAAGCCATTACAATTCCAAGCCAACGAAGTTCACAATCCAATTCTTTTCCTTCATAGTATGCTTGCAAGTTTGCAATATCTTTTTCACTTGTACTACAATGCCAATTTTCATTCTTAATTCTACGAATGATTTCAGGAATCATTTCTTTGTTCCATTCTGGAATCAAATCGTATACATCGTATCTTCCGAAATTTCCGTATCCACCATAGCAGCCTTCATAAATTGCCTTTCCGTATTTCTCTTGAAATGGTTTTGGCACAAGCAAATATGTATCTGCTATCTTATTATCTACAAGCTGTTTATTTGTATCTGAATATATCCAACTGAACTGTCCCATATTTATTCCTCACTTTCTTAAACTCTCTTTATCCACAATACAATAACAACCAAAAGCGTCTCCAACCATGTCGTTATCTAAATCAAGTGACTGTAAAATTTCATTGAATGTGCCTTCGCTATAGTCTTCTCTGTAAATTTCAAGATACTTCTGTCCCTTTGTAACATAATTGCTTTCTGTTTTGCTTCTAAAACAATCCAGAGCATTCTGTAAACAATCGGCTTTTCGTTTTGTATCATTCCAATAAGTGAAATATGTTCCATAATTCCACTGTTGATCTTCAGACTGCGTTGGATCATAATCATTTGCTACGCAATATTGTGTATTACTTTCGCTTTGTAGTAATGCATAGCCATCTTTCCGTAAAATCTCTTTCCATTTCATGCTAATCAACTCCTAACTTTTTAATTTGCCTATAACAGTCATACCACCGACAATACTGTGTTTCCGTACTTCTCTTTGCCACAACATCCTGTTAATTGATTTCGGCACACTAATTACTTCTCCGTTTGCATTCACAAATTTCGTATGGCTTCCGTTACAATTATGCCCATTATTTAAAGCAAAATATCCGTTCGCTTCAAGAATAGGCTTGACAATCCGTGTATCATTTGTCCATCTTCTCTTTCCCATATCAACCAATCCTTTCCTTATTATAATGTGACCGTATAGCCGCTATCCCAGCTTCGTATTTATATGTTATATGTATTTGGTTTGCTTTTCTGATATTTTTCTTACCGATGTTTCATATTAATCACTCGCTTTCTATATTTTTATTCTCTGTTTACTTGCTGATTTCTGTTGAAAGAATATCATACAGTTCTGCATCATTTTTTACGGGTAATACTTTAGTCTCGTAAAATGAAGCACCTTTGCAATTCTGTAACATTTTCTCTTCAACATTGATGCCTTTATTATTTGCATAAAGTTTCTTAATAACTTTTATATTACGTGGGGTAATTGCATTCTTGCTTGAGCCAGTCCAATTAAGGTCTTTAATCAATGCAACAATTTTATTCATCAGTTCATTTTCCTTCTTTGCCATACGAAGCATTACTGAAGATGGATTTAATGATCCTATTGGATTATCAATAATCTCTTCATCTGATGGAATCTGAATGTCATTTGCTTTGCAAATATTTCTAAATGCAACATAATCAGGCTCATTTTCTTCAACAGCAGCTCTATACATGTCATTGTTTGACATTGTTTTTCTGCCTTTCTTCTGTGCAAGAAATACCTTTCTTGCTTCTTCTTCATCGCAATTGAGGACTTCAACAAGAATCATTAACTGCTTTTTCATACTGATATTTCTAAGAATAAAAGCAATTAAGCGATGTGCACCATCAGCAACATACAATTTTCCATTTTTAATGTACACTTTAATCGGATCAAACTGATTTTCGTCAAAGTTAATACTAATTTCCTCTGCTGTAGCAAAATCTGTATCTCTCTGCCATGTTGGAATATGTATAAGTGTCGGATCAATTTGAATGTATTTCTTTCCTGCAATTATAATTGACTGTCCTGGTATTAATTTTGATTCAATTTCGCTTAATTCCTCTTCTTCACTTTTCTTTTTATTTTCTAAAATAAATGCGTTTACCAGACTTGGTTTTCTATATCTTCTGTCTTTTAAACGTTTTCTAGCAGCACCTACGACTTTGCTTTCTCCATGAGTAAAATCATATCCAACATCGTGTATCTCGATTTCACCACGGTTGATTTTAAGAAACATGCAGATTCTATTTGCTATATCTGTTGACGGTTCGCTTTTTCCATACTCGTAGTTCTGAACAGTACTCACAGACATTCCCAATTCTTTTGCAAGTTCCTTCTGTGATACGCCTGCCTTTGTCCGTAATTCTCCTAATTTCTTTCCATTGATTTTGCACATAATTTTTACCTTTTTAACCTTTCTTGTTTTAATTTTTTTTGCATAAAAATAACGGCTTGCTTTCGCTTGCCGTTTAGTTGCTAAACTTCTTTAAATACACCAGACTTGAGCATATCTGTTTTCCAACATTCAAAATCAGGATATTCTGCTTTGTCTGCTAAGTCTCTATAAACTTCGTGCATCTGTTTTTCTGTGAATGTTTTGCCTTTCAGCGGTTCTTCGTAAGTAATATATTTCATTTTTCGCCACTTCCCTTTGTAATATATTCATTTGCATCTTTGCAACTCTGTATTCCGTGACAACAAATTCTATCGCCACAGTTTACACAAAGGTTGTCTTTGATTTCTCTTATCTGGTCTTCAATCATGCCGTTCATATCTCTTCCTCCATTAAAAGATATTCGTGATAAGCCTTTTCTGTTTCAAAAAGCTGATACTTTCCCCTCGTGTATCCCATATATCCATCTGGGACATAATAGCCTTTACATTTAATCATCTGTCTGTACCTCCTTGTTTATAATAATCCGCAAGCAGCCATTAACTTCTTTGCAAATGGATGTTTGTTTTTATGTAACTGCTCTGCAAATTTTTGCTCTCTTGTATAGCATTCTTCTGCATACTTCATGTTTGAGTATGCAATTTCAGCTTCAGGTCTTGTATCTACAATTTCAGTTCCATTATAGGCACGAAATATTATTGTTTTCTGCATTTTATTCTGCCTCCCTTGCCGTGCGCAAAATCCGTGTTATTTCGTTTTCTGATGTTGCTATTTTGATTTTTTCAATTACTTCTTTGCTGTAACATAATTTTTTTGCAATACGAATTGCGTCATATCTTGCCTTTCCCATTTTGTTATTCTCCTTCTGTGCATTAAAAAAGCGATGCTAACGTCTGTGCTAACATCGCTCTACTCATGTTATGGGTTTTAATTCCCTGTGGTTTCCGTTTAACCTCGGATCGTACCGAATAAATCCGTGACGGTTGTTTTGCCTTTGCTACTTCGTAGTCACAATATGCATTGTGAATTGCTTTTGCTTTTTCTGACATAATTATCACTCCTTTCTTTTATTATCTTTCCCAGTAATATCCTGATCCATCTTCAAGGTATATCTGTAATTTACTTTCCGTTGCTGTAAAATCAGTTATCTTTGATATATCAATCATGTTATTTCTGTAAGTCATTGTTTCGTTCGGAATATCTTTCAAAACATCCGTATAACTTGCATTTGCCTTGTCGTCAAGTTGACGTGTTACATCTTTCAATTCAACCGTGATATATCCGTCTTTTACATACCAACATGCTACATCCGACAATGGAATTGCCTTTTCTAACTGAATAGAATTGATAGCTGTTTTAGTTATAATCTGCTTTGGTGCTGTGGATTTGCCTATTAAAAAAGCACTCATTACGAGTGCTGATGTGATGATAAGATATGTAATTTTGTGTTTCATGGTTGTTTCCTCCTTGATTTATTACGTGCTCCCTTGTATAATTATTTTACAAAGGAGGCTTTTATTATGGATAAAATTAAAACAAGCGAATTGATTTCAAAATTAGCTTTAGCTTCTGAGGAAGCGTGTAAATGTGAAGATGAAAACTTTCTTCGTGTACTCACTGAAAAAGTACATAAGAAGGAAACGGAAAATGTTACCTATGCAGACGTTATTAATGTTGCTCGTGTTGTAACTGATTTTTCTCGTTTTGCTTCTATTCGTGCAATATGTAAAGTATTACAAGATTTAGATATTACTGAGAACGATGTTGATGTTTTTAACAATGATGATTTCCGTAATACTTTAGCAAAAGCATTAAATGTCAAGTAGGAAGATAGGCTGCCTTAATCGGCAGTCTTTTCTTCTCTCG